GAACGGGAATCCCGAGACGCTTGGCGAGGTCGGCTGCGGTCCCCAATGCCTGGCGTGCCGCAACCCAGTCGGCTATCGCCTTGGCTTTCGGCGCGGTCAACTGCTGGTAACGGCGGCGCACGACTGAATCGATTCGACGTGCGGGAGTTGCAATGCTCATGTGGTTGCCATCCTCAATTTTCGTCGGTAGTGGGAAGCCGTGTGATAGACGGCCTGCTTGGGTAGGCGGAGGCGTTCGGCTACATCATCGGCAGTACCGAGAGCATCGCGCGCATCGACCCACTGCATGACTGCCCTCACTTTGTATGCGGGGATGCGCGTGTACAGGCGATCAGTGCGCCCCTCCCTTTTGAGCTTTTGGCCACCCGTATAGAGGGGGCTCTTAGCGCCGGCCATGTGCCTGGAATGCGCTAACCCAAAACAGCGACGACTACAATATTTCTTTTTCCGTAGCACGCAATTGGCGTATTTCGTGCGTCCGCATTCGGCACACGCCCACAGCGTTAGGATGGTTTGCCGGCCGCGCTGTATCGAAGGCGCTTCCGGGTATACCTGGTGCTGCATCATGCCGCCCCCTCCAGCGTCTGAATCAGCCCTTCCAAGGTCTCCGCTTCGTGCTTAATCACTCCGTCGTATTCGAGCTTCCACGTGAAGCAACTGAGGCACTTGCAGGTCGATGAGAGGGAGAACTGCAAATTCTCGAAGGTCTTGACCATGTGTTCCGCGAGAATATGGGTGGAGTGGCCGTTCATGTTTGAGCCCTCAGCGCGAAAGGCTTCCCGCAGTCGCCGCACGTTTCGAGTTCGTCAGCGACGTGCAGATGTCTGCAGGCTGCCTGTAGCCGCTCCGTCTCGATATCGAATGAAGCCAAGCAGGCATCCTCAAGCGCCGCCAGGCTTTCGAAGCCGAGCGTTTTAGCGGCGCCTTCGTAGAAGTCGATGACTTTCACTGGTTCCACCACGCTGGTTTCTCCTCATCCGTTTCCCTATTGGCCTGCGATGGCAGGGACTTGGGGCGGATCCAGTCGTAGTAACCGCCGGTCACTTTGTCGTATTTCAATTCGACACCTCCAACTTTGCCGATTTCACGAAAGCGAATCTTCTGCACATGGATCTCAACGCCCGGCTTATCGGGTTCGTTGATGTCGCGGAACACCACGATTCCGTTGTCCGCTTTATTCCTCCAGTGAGCTGATCCGGATATGTCATAGAGAGTCGGGACCGGGTACTCTCCGGACTTGTCGCGGTACATTTTTTGCGGATGCGCGACGATGAAAATATGCGTCTTGGTGCGCCGGCCGAACTGGCGAATCTTGCGCAGGCATGAGGACACGTAGTCGGTTTCGGTCATGCCCTTCGGCCGCTGCTGCTCGATCTCGTTCCAGGGATCAATCACCAGAGCGTTGATGCCGGTGCGCCGCACAAGGATTGCCGCGGTCTTCAGGATCCACTCGACCGACCAGTCCGACTCGTCCTCGGGCAACATGAATTGCACGTGAGCGGCCAACCATTCCTTCTCGAGCGTCATCCGCGCGAAGTCCATACGCGGCGTCGGGCCGTCGCGGAACGGCATGCGGGAGTGGTGCTCCATCAGCCGCGAAATATGGTTCTGGATCGGCTGGTTCTCGGGGGAGAAAATCGCGAAGCGCCATTCGTGCTGATGAGCCAGATTGACCAGCAGCGCGTCCAGCCAATTGCTTTTTCCGGAATTTGGAACGCCCGTAATTACGGTCATCTCGCCCAGGCGGACGGTGTAATACTCATCGAGCGACTTCCAACCCGTCGAACAGCCGGGTTTGACGCCCTCGGCGTATAGCCGGTCGATCTCGCGGGAGATGTCGCCGACCGTGATGACGCCCTTGATCGGGTACGGCTGGGCATTTGCGATGCACTCCGCGAGTACCGCCGGACCGAAGGACCGCAACACGTCATTGGCGTCTTTGCAATCACTCGACCATGTGACCCGCAGGCAGTTCTCGATGCCTAGGCGGCGCGTAAGCTCCTCCTCAAGCCGCAAGCCAGGGGGGTCGTTGTCGACGGCTATGACCCATTGCTTGACCCGCTCTAGGCGCTCCCAGTCGTTGTCCAGGAAAACGAACTTGCTGGCGTAGTCCTTCGTGTTGGGGGTGGGGGCTCCATCCGGAACGCTGACGCAGCTCGTAATGCCGGCCATCTCAATGGACAGTTTGTCGATTTCACCCTCAACGATGACGCACCGCTCGTCGTCGATGTCATCGAAGCCGTACAGGATCCGCTCCGCTCCGGCCTCCATGCGGAAGTTCTTCTGGCGATCACGGTACTTGACGTTCACCAGTTCGCCGTTGCGGTGGTACGGGAACGCCATGGCGGTGACTTCCTCCTCCACCTGAGGCATGTACACGCGCGCAGCCGTGACGCCGTTGCGCTTGGCTATGGCTTCCGAGACACCGCGGGTTTGCAGCCATTCGAAAACGCCACCGTCCTCCTTGGGCTTGAACGCGGAGGGTTTGCGATAGATCGGTTTGCGCCAGGCTGGCTCGTTTTGGTGGGCGCCCTCGAGCAATCCACCAGAAAAACCGCAGTGGGCGCACGAAAATACGCCTTTCTCCACATTCACTGAGAGGCAGCGGGCATTCTTCTTTTTGCGTTGCGGCGAACACTTCGGGCACGTCAAATCAATCTCGCCGGATCTTCCGGATGGGATATCAATGCCGAAATCAGCCCAAGTCTTTAAGGCTCCCACTTCGCCCCCTTGCTTGAATTTGCTGATTTTGTTAGGTACTGCAAATTGGTTTCGACATGGAGTCCGCACACGTTCTTGCCCTGAATCGGCACGATATGATCGACCTCCATGCCTGGCGGACAATCTGCGTAAATCTTGTCGATCGCCGCCCTGTCCGCCCATGCCGGGGTAACGGTCCTGCACCGCCGACGGGCGGAAGCGCGCCGACTAGACGCGTTGACGCGCTCGGGATTTTCCAAGCGCCATTGGTCGCGATACACAAAGGTTTTGGCTTTATTTTCTGGTGACCTGTGATACCAAGCGCGAGCGCGGGCGCAATTTTTGGCGGGGTTTTTCTTCGCCCACTCGCTATTTCTCCTTCGCATTACCTCGTGGTTGCGGTGGTAGTACTGCTTGCACTGCGAACGGAGGCATTCGGCGCACCCGTTGTTGGAAACGAATCGCTTGCCGATGTGGCCCTGTGGGCACGGTCGATTTGAAACGTAATGCTTCTCGCCAGCCGCTTTCGCCGCCGCTGCCCCTTCCGCTGCGAAAACCCCATCGTCGCGTCTGCTGCGCGTCTTCATGCGGTCTTGAACCTATCGGTTGGCGTCCTGGGTTTCGGTCCGCCTTTGAGGGGGAAAAGACCCTGGTAGCCGTTGGCGACGGATTGGCCCACCACCAGCGCCTGCAGATCGCCGTACGATGCGAGGTCCTTCATCGCCGCTTCCATGGATGGCCGCTTGATCGGTTTTTTGATGTCGGCGCGGTAGGCAAGCCAGGTGTTCCACGTCTCCAAATCGAGGCCGGGAATGGAGTCGGGAGCGGCAGCGACCTTCTTATTGTTTGCTTCTGCTTCTGAGAGCGGGAGAGCGCGGGTGGTGTCGGGACTTCGCGGGACTTCGCGGGACTTCGCGGGAGTACTTGTTTTACGCTTCCGTTCAGCATCCCTACCCGACTCGGTGCGCTCTTTGTCGTAGGCCGATTTTCGGGCCTTTTCGCGGTACGTTGAGTGATTGATGACTTTCCATCCCCATTCGCGGGACGACGGATCGATCAATTCGAGGCGACGCCCTTCGAGGTCTCCGGTGCGTGAGCCGGGGTCCGGTTGCATGAAGTCAGAGATGCATGCAAGGAGGGTTTCAATCGGCACGCCGATCTTGGCGGCGAGGAGCGCCGGAACGACATCGATGTGGCCGCGACGGTCGCACTGTGACAGGAGGCAAACCCAGATGCCCGTATGGGGCCACTTACCGTAGAGCGTGCCGTCTAGCACGGTATCGAAAACAGGGGTGTACCCAGCCATCAACGCGCCTTCGTGAGCATGTTCAGCAACCAATTCGGGAAGCGGTGTCCGAACTTGCGGACCAGCCACGAATAACGCGTGTCGCACGCCATGCATGCACAGGTAGACCAGTGTTTCAACGCGCCGCCTCTCTCGCCAGCTTGAGCATCAGCCGTCGCTCGAGCTCCATCTTCTGGATCCTTTGCGGCGACCTTTGCGCAATCAACCGAGCCATCACGTGGAACGCTTCCTTCGACCCCTCATCGGTCTTTGCGGAAACCATCAGTTCGTACGCTGCGTCAATCTGGGCTTCCAAAATGGCGTCACGGTCTAAAGGGATAGCTGCGCTCACAAAACCTCCGTCAAAGCTTCGTACGCGGCTTTCGCGGCGCACATGGGGCATTCAGTCACCGGGCCGTAGCCCGTCTTGCTCCACGCCCATACGCAGCGACAGGAGCCACTAGACTTCAGAGCGTCGTAGAGTTGCTTCATGACGCGGGGCGCGTCGGCGCGCGGGATGATGATCGCGGTCACGCCTGCGCGGTCCCTAACTGCGATTGCAGCCGGAACAGTCGCTTCAGGTCCGAGTTCTCTTGCTGAAGGTCCGCGACCCGCCTTTCCATCTCGGTCTGCTTCTCGCGCACGCTGGCCCAGTCGTAGCCGCGGGCATTCAAGAGCCACATGAGCGGCGCTTCGTTGCCGCAGATATCCATCAGCCCTTCGATTTTGTTGAGCGGGAAATGGGCTTGCGCGGATTCGATACGCGACCAGGTGGCGGCATCGATACCCAACGCCGTGTAGACCTGTTTGCGGTCCAACCCTGAGGCGCCCACGCAGTACACAAGTGCTGCATTTAGCGAGGATTGCCGCGTGACTGCAGCCAGATCCACGTTGACCGGTTCGCGCTCTCTGAGTCTCAACCCAACTTGCGCTAAAACATTTGACTCGCTTTGTTGGTCAAGCTTTCTGTTAAATGGCGGCATAGTGGAAAGCCCTAAGGGGTTTGCTTAACGAGAATGAAAAAAAGAAGGGGAAATCGATGGAATTGCAGAGATACTCATTGCGGACCCGATGCCCAGGTTTCCCCTGGACCGCGCAGCTTGTTGCAGGAACCGCAGACCGGTTCGACGTGCAGCGGCCGGGAGTAATCACGATGGTCGTATTGCGTCGCCGGTTTACCGCAGTCGGCGCAAGCGAAGGCCGAGGGCCGCGCAAGCTTCCCTTGCTTGATGGCCTGGAAAACTGCGCATGTAGCGCGGCGCTGCATGATCGCCATGTGGGAATACATGACTGGGTAGAAGGGCCTCATGTATTCGAGGTAGCTCCTGCGCTGGTGAGCGGCGCGAACCTGATAGATGAGCGTCGCCAGCTTCATGCGCTCTCGATCAGGCGAGCAACGCCATGGCCCCAGAGATCGGGGCGAAGCTCTGCGAGAGTCACGGCACCGCCGGTGAGACTGGCGAGCTTCACGCTGAGCTTTGCCGAAGGGTGCTTGCCAAGCCGCTTCTGGTTTTCGGTATGACACCTCAACTGAATGAGGTAACTGGGCGCGATCTTTGCGCGCTCGGCGAGGGCGGTAAATTCGGCCTCGGAGAGGGACTTGAGATATTCGTGGAGCTTCATAAGGGGAAGCAGCTTACTCAAAAAGTAACTACGACGCAAGCAGCATTACTTAAACAGCCAATTTACGAGAAAAGTAATGTCGGCGAAGATAGACATATGGACATCCGCACTATCCGCCTGGCGAATTTAGAGACGTTGCTCAAGGAGATCAGCAAGGCGGACCTGTCCCGCGCGCTCGGCAAAAAACCGAACTACCTGTCCCAGATTCACACCCCCGGCACGCGTGCCCCCCGTCCCATGGGATACAAAACAGCGCGTAGTATCGAAGCCGTCATGAAACGGCCGGCGGGTTGGATGGATCTCGATCACTCCTCCTCGCCGTCATCAACCAACACCGATCCCGGTGTCGGCCGCACTCGTCGAGTGCCGGTCATCAGATGGGATCAGGTTAGGAGGCGAGGCGGAATGGAATCAATTCTCGATGATCCTATGGAGGATACGGTTGTTATCTTTGCTTCGGATTCTGTAGGGGTTGGCGCATTCGGCTTACGCGTGAGGGGCGATAGCATGGTCGATACGGCGACCGGTACCGGCTACCCCGATGGAGCCATCATTGTGGTCGATCCCACCGCGGAGACGCAGCCAGGCGACGCGGTAGTGGTGCTTCTGGCGACGGCAGCGGACGCCGTTTTCAAGATTCTAGAATTCGACGGGCAGCAGCGCTTTTTGAAGCCGCTCAATACCCGCTATCCGATAGCCCCGCTACCGGAGGATGCCCAAATCATTGGGCGCGTCGTGCAAGTCACGACGATTGTTCCGCCCAGCTCGAGGCGGTAAGCAACCAAAAGCGTGATCGCTGGCACACACGGATAGCCGTGCCAGCGCTCCGAAATCGTGCGCCGCGTCACGAATTTGAAATATCTACATCGTTACCGTAATCGCGCTGCCGAGCCAGAAAGCAAGTTAACAATTGTAGATATCGCGTAGGGATTCCCCTGATTTTCAATCGGTTATGTGCGCTGCCGTACATATCGCGCCGTTATTGTAAAAGCAACAACTTCGCCGCCGGGATTCCCGCCTTTCTGTGGGGTCAAATACTTATTTGTAAAAAAAGTAATCATACCCCTTGCGCTCTGGTTACTTTTTGAGTAACTTAGCTCTCACAGCAACTGGAGAGCGAAATGGCCTGGACGAAATCGACGACGACGAAGCACACATGCGGTGGTCCGGTTTTCGGTCGCAAGACGGCAGGCTGCCCCCGCTGCGATGAAATGATCGCTGGCGCCAAGCCGGTGGTCTGGAACTTCACCAGCCGCGCCCAGGCCGAGGCTGGCCGCTCCATCGACATCTCGGCGCACTTCGCCAGCCACAAGCATACGACGGGCGGCTGCGGCCCGGTGTGCACGTACGGCGAGTGGTAGGCCGCGATGTTCACCGACAAAGACCTCTTCACCCAGATGGGCGCGCGCATCCGCCGCCAGCGCTTAGCGCTCGATATGTCGCAGGGCGCCTTGGCCGTTGCGTGCAGCGTTACCAAAAGCGCCGTCGTCCAGTGGGAAGCCGGTAACGGCGCGGGCATCAAGCTCAAAACGTTCCTCCAACTCGCGGCCGTTCTCGGCGTGAGCCTGCAATTCCTAGCCTACGGGAGCGATCAAACGTGAAAAGCATCCTGCTCGTACTCATCGCGGTGCTGGTTCAACTCAGCCTCGTGTACGTCATCTTCCACTTCATCTCGAAGTACTGGTGAGCGCCGTGAACAACCACCTTCATCCCATCTTTCAGAAGATCCTCCGCGCCTATGCGCCCGCGACCGTCGAGGCCAACAGCCTCAGTTCCGACATTCTCGACGCCATCGACGGCGCCGAGGAAACGCGAGGCCGTGATTCACAGCTCACCCAATGGGCTGACCGGGCGCAAGCGATGCAGGATGCGCTGAGCGCCAATCTCACCGCCCTGTGCGAGCTTGAGCGCGCATCACTACCGTGGGAAAGCCTCCAGATCGTACAGCGTGAAATCGCCAAGACTCGCGCCGCCATCACGAGGGCAAAGTCATGAGCCAGCGCTCACCATCTCAAGAAGCCGATATCGACGCCGCCATCGCGCACGTCGATTTCCTCCTCCAGGCCCGTCGCGCATCGAAGCACTACGACGAGTCGTACAAGGCTGCCATCCGCTTGGCTGTGGTGAAAGCGGCGACAGCGATTGTCGACGAGCCCAAAGGCCACCAGGTGCGAACCGCGTTCGATGCGCTGGTTCGCATGCCGCCCGCCCTTCGCCTGGTGCACTCCAAATGACCGGCTCTCGCGTCGAGCAGCGGTTCCTCACCCGCATGGTAATTCTCTGCGGTGTTGGGGTGCTCATGGCCTCCGGTTTCATCGCCGTCGTTGCCTGGGAGAGTTTTGTATGAACGCCGTGGTCGAACGAGCGCCGATGACCAAAGAGGAAGCGGTCGAGTTCTTCTCGATACTGTACTTCGGCGAGCATCACATTCCGAGCGACGTAAAGCCATTCGGGCGCGGCTGGAAGGTGAACGCATACGCTGGGAGCCTCGCCACGTTCGATTTCGACGGCCTCACGCGGCTTGTGTTTTTGGCTCATGACAAATGCGTGCGGGTCGAGGTCTGCCAGGGCGGCCCCGGTCGTGTCGGAATCTGCATTTGGAAGCGCCACGGCCGCAACGGCGATATGTACGCCAGGCACCCGACCCTCAAATGCGCGCTGGTTAACTGGCGCATGAAGCACGCCGATCCAGATTTCACCCACGGCGCCGGAGAGCAATCATGACCCGCATTCGCTCAATCGAACTGGCGAGCCGCAGCGATCTGTTCCCCGTTCATTTAATTTTTCACTATGTGCCCAATGAGCAGCAGTGGGATATCAAGCACATTGAAATCTTCGCCGACCCCGAGCACCAGATTTTGCTGGCCGACGATGTGCAGATTGAAGAACTGCCGCTGTCCACCCGCGATTTGCTCTACGCCGCGTTGAACGAGCACGCGCTGGCCAAGGCTGCGCGCGAACACGGGTTGCGCCGGTTGCTCGCGGATCTCAAAGCGCCCGAGGTGCAATCATGACCGCCTGGCAAAGTCACGGTGAGGACTGCCGTTGTGCAGGCTGTGAGCACGAGATTGCCTTCATGCGCTCTCTGCAGGAGTTGGAGGAATCTGACGATCACGCGCCCGACGAATCGGTCTGGCCTCTCATCGGCTCCTACGTCAAGGAAGCGCTCATTTGGGTCGCCCTGGTCGGCTTCATCCTGCTGCTTCTGAGGTGCGGCAAGTGAACGTCACGCTTCACACGGCAGCCGAAACGAAGCTGCGAGATGCTGCGCAAGAGTTGGCCGACGTGCTTCGCCATTACGCCGCCGATAGTGAGTTGCAAACGCTCGACAGCCGACAGCGATTTCGCGTAGCGGCCGCCGCCGCGCTCGCCAAGGCGGGGCTGCCATGAACGGTGACATGGGTTGGCAAGCCGCCTTGATTCTCTGCGCGCTCGTCTTCGGTGCGATCGTCTGGGCATACACCTACGTCTCTTCGCGATCAGAGAAATTCATTTCGAACAAAGACCTTTACAGGTATCGCATTACCCCGCGTTTCAACGTGGGATCTGACGTCAAGTGATTATCGACAACAACGACGAGGGAATTATGAGTAACGCAGTGACCAAGATAGAACCCAGGCCCCAGCCGCCAGCCTCCGACGTCGGCGCGCTGATGGCGATCATTGATCGTGCCGCCACCGATCCGAACTTCGACCCGGCGCGACTGATGCAGCTGCTCGAGGTCAAGGAGCGATGGGAAGCGACCGAGGCGCGCAAGGCGTACATGGTGGCGATGGCGGCGTTCAAAGCCGACCCGCCGAAGATATTCAAAAACAAGCATGTCGCGTTCCGCAACAAAAGCGGGGGACTCACCGAATACGACCACGCGACCCACAGCGAGGTAGTCGAGAAGATTGCTGGTGCCCTCGGTCAGCACGGGCTCTCGCACCGCTGGAACATCGTGCAGGACAAGGGACTCATCACCGTGACGTGCGTTATCACGCATGCGCTAGGGCACTCCGACTCCGTCGCAATGACCGCACCGCCGGATGACTCCGGTAGCAAGAGCGCGATTCAAGCGGTCGCGTCGACATGTACGCTCCTGCAGCGGTACACGCTAATCGCCGCGACTGGGCTTACCTCAGCCGATCTACCGGATGCCGACGACCGCACCGATGGAGACGACGACAAACCGGAAACCATCGGCCCCGGTCAGTTGAAGGAACTCGAAACGCTCATCACGGCTGTCGGCGCGGACAAAGCGAAGTTCCTGACATTCCTCAAGGTCGATTCTCTGGACAAGATCCTGGTGGCCAGCTACGCCACGGCGAAGTCGGCTCTCGAATCGAAGAGGCCCAAATAATGGAACTCCAGATTTTCGATTGTCTCCAGGGAAGCCCTGAATGGCTGCAATGCCGGCTCGGGCTGGTAACGGCGTCGGAACTGAAATCCGTCATGGCCAAGGGCGAGGGCAAGACGCGCGCCAAGTATATGCGCACGCTGGCGGGCGAGATCGTGCGCGGCCAGCCGTTCGAGCGCTACACCAACGATCACATGGACCGCGGGCATACCGAGGAAGACGAGGCCCGCAATCTGTACACGTTCATAACCGACAACGAGGTGCAGCAGATCGGGTTCATGAGGCGCGGGCGTGCCGGGTACAGCCCTGATGGACTGGTCGGCACCGCTGGTTTGGTGGAAATCAAGACGAAGCTTGACCATCTGCATATTGAATGCCTGGAAGCCGACAAGGTGCCGAGCGAACACGTTCAGCAGTGCCAAGGCGGCTTGTGGGTTTCAGGCCGCGAATGGCTGGACTTCGTTTCTTATTGTCCGAGCCTACCGTTGTTCGTTAAGCGCGTTGTCCGCGACGAAGCGTACATCGCTCGAATCAAAGTCGAGGTCGATGACTTCATCACCGAGCTCGACGCCAAGGTCGCCAAAATCCGCAACTACAAGAGGGCCGCCTAATGTTCGCCGTCGATGAAAACTACAGCAGCCTCGTCGTCGCATGCACCCACACTAATACGGGCGACGACGGCGAATGCCTCCTGTGCGGCGAGTTTGTCGCCGTCACGGTCAAGCCGATGTCGCTCGTCGAGCGCGCATCCAAGGCCCTGAGCAAGGCGGAAGTCGAGATCCGCATCAAGGAGTTGGTCGAGCAGTCCAAGCCCATCGTAGCGGTCACGGATGCGGCCAGCCGCGAGGTTTGCCACGATGCGCTGATGGCCCTGCGGAACATGCGGATTGAGACGCAGAAGGCCGGGAAGGTCGGTCGGGAAGAGGCGGTCAGATACTCGAAAGCGGTCATCTCCATTGAGAATGAGTTGGTGGCCCTGATGACCCCAGAGGAAACGCGCCTCGCCAAGATCCGCGATGATTGGGATGCCATCAAAGAGAGAGAGCGCGAAGCGAAAATTGCGGCCGAAGTGGCAAGGGTAGCCGCCATCCAAGAGCGCATCGCCGAACTGCGCGGCTGCCAAACGCTCAGCCCCACCAGCGGCGCCGGTCTCATCATGGACCACATCAACGACCTGGAGCGCACCCAAGTCGACGACAGCTTCGCCGAGTTCCAGTCCCAAGCCGCTGACGTCAAAGCAACCGCCCTGTTGAAGCTGTGGAAACTGCACGTTGCTGCGGTTGCCCATCAGGAAGAACAGGAGCTCATCAAACAGCAGCGCGCCGAGTTGGCCAAGCTGCGAGCCGAACAGGACAAGCGCGATGCGGAAGCGCAGGCAGAGCGTGACAGGCTGGAACTACTCGCAAAAGCCGAACGTGACAGGCTAGAGGCTGTCGCCAGGGCTGAGCGAGACGCGGAGCGTGAGAAACAGGTTGAAGCGGCGCGAGTTCATGCGGAGGAAATCAGGGCGGAGCGCGAGCGAATCGCTACCGAGGAATCACGCCTCAATGCCGTGTACGCCGCCGAGGCTGCGCGCATCGCCGCGCAACAGGTCGAAATCGACAGGCAGAAGGAAGAACTGCGCATTGCGAATCTACCGAAGCCGAAACCGCGCAAGGCACCGAGCGGGATCGAGATTGTGGCGGTGATCGCACAGCACTACGGGGTTACCGAGAAGGTAGCTTTGCAGTGGGTGCTGAAGATCGACTGGGGCTTTCAGGTGAAGGCGTCATGAGCCGAGCTTGTTACACGGACGATTGCGACAGCGAGTACCCGCTGGCCCTCCGCCGCGGCGCGGTTATGAGTTCCATTCGCGGAAAGCGCGGCCAGGCAATGCTGAGGGAATTGCTCACTGCGCTGGATGCGATGCCCCAGAAGCGGCTCATCGCCGCGGAACTGGAGAAGGATGGCGAGGTCTGCGCTCTCGGCGCCCTGGGCCGCGCGCAGGGTAAGGACATGCATTCCATCGACCCCGAAGACTATGTGGTGGCCGCGCGGGAATTCAACATCGCTGAACCGTTGGCGCGCGAAATCGAATACGAGAACGACGAGGGATTTTGGGGCGTGATCGAAGAGACGCCAGAGGCGCGGTGGGAAAGGATGCGCGCGTGGGTTGCGCAACACCTGACGGAGGTCAAGGCGTCGTGATTACGCTCAACGGCTACCAAATCAAGCGGCTACTGGATTTCGTCGACTCGGATGACGAATCCGAAGTGACCATCGATTACATCGACCATGAGCGGCCAGACGCCAACAGTAGCGATGGCGAGATGATGCCGGCGGGGTATTACGCATGGTTCCCTAACTGTCCTGACGAAGGCGCGCTGCTGCTTCCGCTCGACGCAAAGGCCAGTGCATCGCCGCCGCTGACACCGGTTTGCGGATCCCCCTACTGCTGCTTGTCGGCAGGGCACGAGGGGGCATGCGATGACTTGCCGTTTTAGGAGTGCATCGTAATGGCCGGCCGGAATCCCAAACTGACCTTTCCCAAGTTGCGCCAGATCGATGCGTGGTGGGTTGATCGCAAGTGGTCCGTCAAGGTGATGGGCCGCATGGTCGGCGCTTCCACCAAGACGATATACAACGCAGCGCTTCGGCGCGGTGGGTATACGGGGTGTCCGCGATGATCGCCGAGGAGCGCGTCGAAAAGGCCGTCGAGTTCATGCGCGATACGGCCAAAGCCTACGGCAAAGCTCGCGGTCATGTTGCCTTCTGCGAAGGGAACCTGCGTCGCGTGAAGGCGCTGCAAATGGTCGGCAAGCCTGGGTCAGGGGTGGACAGGGAAGCCGCCGCCTATGCCTCCGGTGAGTACCTGGCGGGGCTTGAGGGTCTGCAAAACGCGGTCGCCGATGCCGAGACGCTTAGGGCGCAGCGCGATGCTGCCGAGATGACCATCGAAGTGTGGCGCAGCCAGTTCAGTGCGAGCAAGCGCGGGAACATATGAGCGCCTCCAAAGCCGACCTCGCCCGCTACCGCAAGCTGCAAGACATCGGCTGCATCTGCTGCTTGATACTGGGCATCCCCGGCGTCCCTGGCGACATTCACCACATCGTCGATAAGGGTTACCGGCGACTGAGCGGCGGCAACAAGAGCACGCTTTGTCTGTGTGAATTTCACCACCGCGGCAACGGCAACGGCAATAGCTTTTTCGGCCCCTCGCTCGCTGACGGTTCAAAACCGTTCCATGCGTTCTTCGGCAGCCAGCGCGAATTGCTGGCGAAGGTCAATGGAATGATTTCAACACAGGAGACGATTTGATGACTACCTATACGAAACTCGGCGCGGACGGCACGGACTTATCGGCTGACGCCACCGGACACCAAGCCGTGCGCATCGAGCATCCTCTGCTCGCCAAGCCGCTCATCTTCACGGCGTATCACTCGCCGAAAGAGTTGACTTACAAGCAAGCCATGAAATGGGCCGAGAGCTTGGATATCAACGGCTGGGCCTGGCGCGCGCCGACTGTCGAAGAATCATTTTTCCTGCCCGATCGCGCCAAGTATCCGGCGATTGATCCGAGCTTCTTCCCGGACTTTGCTGGGTACGAGTGGAATTGGACCTCGACACTAGATGCCTCCCCTCCCTCGGGCTACGCGTGGATGGTCTACCTCGGCGATGGCTATTCCGGTCGGGCTCATCAGGGCTATCACGATTTCGTCCGCGCGGTCCGTGCCGGTCAGTTCTAGGTTTTTTGGCATTCCCACACCCAACCCAACAGGGACTAAGACATGAACGCTTTTGCTACCGATATCCGAGCTCTCATCACGCAACGCCTCGCCCACGCCTCCGCCGCCGACATGCTTGCGCTGGCGAGCGCGATTTGCGCCAACGAGGATCGGATCACCCGCCCGTCAACCGTTGTCCGGCCGCGTTTCACAAAGATTGATCTGCACGGTCAGTATGTCGCGGATTCTGTTACCGACTGGGTTGCGGTATACGACAGCGCGCACGATCTGACATGGACCCGCAAGGTCCTCGACTGCGGCGCAGTGCCCTGGGCCGACGCCATGAAGGCAGCCGGCAATATGCGTCTATTCGGCAAGAGCGATTGGCGTGCCCCGACAATACGCGAGCAATTGTCGATTGTTGATTACGAGCGGTATGAGCCAGCGTTAGATACGGCCTACTTTGATGGCGACCATGGCTGGAGTTGGACCAGCACTCTTGCCAAGTCTCCCTCGGTCTTCGCGTGGGTGGTCTACCTCGGCGATGGCTATTCCCTTCGGGCTCCTCAGAGCAATCACGCTTTCGTCCGCGCGGTCCGTGCCGGTCAGCCTTTGGCCCTTGGCCTCTGAGCAGAACCGATGATGTTTAGGAACTTGCCGCAAATCGTTCGTCTCGCGCAGCGCGTCGGTGCCGCCATCGAGAATGCTGTGATGCGCTTTCCGCGATATCACAAATATTCGATCGGGGCCGACCTGCGGGCGGACGCGCGGCTGGTGATTCGTTCGGCTGTCCGAGCGTGGCGGGATAGCCAACAGAGGCATGACCGCGTGCGCGAATTTTCAGCAGCAATCGATGAACTCAAGGACTCGGTGCAGCTAGGTAAGGATGTCAATGCCTTTGGTAGTTTCAAGGAATTCGAGGCGGTTGCACGCCTCGTCAATGAGTTGGGCGCGCGGTGTGGAGGGTGGCTGAATTCGGTTGCGAAGGGCCAGAATGGGAAGGCATCACCTACCCAGCGCGCCCAGATACTGAGTTCTCGGGTCGCCCATGAGGCAATACCATGACGATGCCTCTCTACCCATTTGGATGTGAGGCGGGGTCGAAAGTACCCGAGATAGCGTCTCCCTCGGACTACGCGTGGATGGTCTACCTCAACGATGGCAATTCCAATCGGAATCATCAGAGCAATCACAATTTCGTCCGCGCGGTCCGTGCCGGTGAGTGTCGCGCAACGGTCAGTTTCCGCTCCCTCCACACCGCTTGGCGCCGGACGCGGCGCGGAAAGAAGCCAAGTACCGATCAACTGACCTTCGACAGTCGCTGGATGGACAACCTGCTGGCTCTGCAGCGGCAGTTGAACGCCATGACGTGGACGCCGGGGAAGCCGACATGCTTTGTTGCCATAGCGCCGAAAGCCAGAGAGATCCACGCGCCACCGCTCTTAGATCGCGTCGTGCATCACTGGCTGGTGCCGCAACTGGAAGCAATCTACGAGCGCTCATTCATCCATGACAGCTTCTCGAACCGAGTCGGCAAGGGCACCCACGCAGCGGTAGATCGGCTGCGCGGGTTCATTCGCCAGGTGCATTCGGGCCAGGGTGGCGGATGGTATTTGCAACTGGACATCCGCAATTTCTTCAACAGCATTCACCGTCCGACGCTCTACGCCATGCTCAAGAAGCGGATGGAGCGTTACGCACTTCCCGAGACCGCACGCCGCGCCACGCACGCTCTGCTGCGGAATTCACCCATCGCCCACGGCGTTCACTATGTCGGGACGGCTACCGAGCTTGCGCAGGTACCGGCACATAAGCGACTGGAGAATGCCGCGCCCGGCTGTGGTCTCGCTATCGGCAATCTGTCCAGCCAGTTCTTCGCTAATGTCTACCTGGACGCGTTAGATCAATTCGTGAAGCACGACCTACGGGCCCAGCGCTATGTTCGGTACGTAGACGACTTTGTCATCGTGCACAAGAGCCGTGAGCAGTTGCAAGCCTGGCAGGCTCAGATAGAGGCCTTTCTGCGACAGCGGCTCCGATTGGAACTCAAGGCCGATATTAAGCTGAAATCCCTGAGCGCTGGCTGCGATTTCCTGGGTTACGTCATCTATCCGACACATTCTGTGGTCCGCCGCCGCGTGATCGGGCATGCGCGACAGAAGCTACGCGCAGCCCGCGGGGAATCGCTCCGCTCAATCTGGGCGAGCTACCGCGGCCATTTTCGGCACGCGAACAGCCGGAGGTTACTGGAGCGCTTCCATTCTGAGTTTCCATATCTTCGGGAGATTTGCTCTTGATTGAGATCAACGTCGACAATTTTGCGTGCGGCGGCGGGGCGAGCGAGGGTATTGAGACCGCCCTTGGCAAGCCTGTCGATTACGCCATCAACCATAACGCAAAGGCGATTGCCGTCCACAAGGCCAATCATCCGCGCACGGTCCATCTGCAAGAGAATATGCAGAACCTGGACCCGCGCACGGTGGGGCCGGGCCGCCCCATTGGCTTGGCGTGGTTCTCGCCAGACTGCACCTATTTCAGTTCCGCTCGCGGCGGCAAGCCGTTCAGGGATGTCAACCGCGCACGTCGCGTCCGTGGGCTGCCATGGACGGTGACCCACTGGGCCAAGATGCGGCGACCGCGCGTCATTATGCTCGAAAATGTTACGGAGCTAAAAGACTGGGGTCCGCTGCTGCCGGATGGCACGCGATGCAAGGTTCGCCGCGGTATGACGTTCCGCAAGTGGCATCGCCAGTTAGAGAATCTAGGCTATCAGGTCGATATGCGGGAACTCAGGGCATGCGACTACGGCGCGCCGACCTCGCGCAAAAGGCTGTTCGTTATCGCGCGCTGCGATGGCCGGGAGATCATATTCCCCGAGAGTTCGCATGGCCCGGGCGCCCTCCCCTATCGCACTGCCGCGGAATGCATCGACTGGTCGCTTCCATGCCCATCGATATTCGAGCGCGATAAGCCCCTTGCCGATGCGACCTTACGCCGGATCGCGCGGGGCATTATGCGCTATGTGGTGAACTCAGCCAGTCCCTTCATCGTGCCGCTGACGCATCAGGGCGACCGCAGAGCGCATATGATGGATGAGCCACTGCCCACAATCACGGGCGCCCATCGCGGTGAATTGGCCCTCATATCGCCGACACTGATCCAGACTGGTTACGGCGAGCGAGACGGCCAGGCCCCGCGGACACTCGATCTGCACAAGCCGTTGGGTACCGTGGTAGGTGGCGGCCAGAAGCATGCGCTGGTCGCCGCTTTCCTCGCTCGTCACTACGGCGGCCACGAGAACGACGGCCAACCCATGCAGTCCCCACTCTTCACTATCACGACGCAAGATCATCACGCGCTAGTTTCTTCGCACATCGTGAAATTGCGCGGCGACAATGTCGGGCAGAGCGTCGATGAGCCGCTTCAAACTCTCAGCGCCCAAGGTACGCACTTCGGGGAAGTTCGCGCCTTTTTGATGAAATATTATGGGACTGACCAGAATCCCGGCCTAGAACGTCCGCTCGATACCATCACCAGCAAAGATCGTTTCGGCCTGGTCGTGGTGCGCGGAGAGACGTACCGCATCGCCGACATCGCAATGCGAATGCTGCAGCCGCGCGAACTCGCCCGCGCAACGAGCTTCAAGGATTCCTACATTCTCGATCCAATCTACAACGGCAAACCACTGACGAAGACGGATCAGGTTTGGATGATCGGTAACGCCGTGCCGCCCGTGATGGCTGAGGCGCTCGTCAAATCGAATGTGATCGAGCAACAAATCCAAACAGCGGAGGTCGCATGAACTGCGAATGCGGGCGGCCACTGATCACGCTGCCATCCGGCGAAACGATCTGCGCGGCGACCGCCGAGCGATTCAAAGCGATGCACGGCTACGAATATGGATTTCAGTTTTCAACAAAAGGAGTGATTCGATGAAGGGTTTACTACTTGGATTGATGATGATGGGATCATTTGGTTGGGGGATAGCGAACGCAGGCACGGTGACGCTCGAGCAGTCCGCGTGCGACCAGGCGTCGTACTGTTCGCCGGTCGCCAACGACGCTGGCGATAGCATCTTGGTGGTCTACGCGAAGCAGTACGGGCGCCTTGTCGCCTACGTGAACTCCACCTTCTGGGATTCGGGTATTTGGGCGTTGCCGCGCAACGGCTCCGACGTTCTTGTCAACGTGCCCCTATACGACAGTGAGGGCGCCGTCCTTTACGCCACGCTCACTTTTGAGGGTGGCGAAGTAACAGGTCCGTGTGTTCATGGGGGACGTGTCTGCGTCTTCCCGCGGGCCCCTCGATACATCGCAAGCGGAACGCTGGTTCAGTAACTGTAAGGCGGGGACTGACACCCGCATCTACTACGGGAAAAGAAGCTGAATTTTAGGGGTTTACATGGGTATTCAGGTGTATCAGGAGAAAACAAAATGGACATTAAACCGGGCGACTACGCTGCATTTCCGATCCAATCGAGCGATGCCCAGGGCTCGCTCTATGCCGAGCAGGGCATCACGAAGCGCGAGTATTTCGCCGCGATGGCACTACAGGGGTTCGCAGCTCACGAGGAAGACGGCGGTTGGATTCCAACGTCGGCCGCGCGTCAGGCTGTCGAGTACGCCGATGCGTTGCTCGCTGCTTTGACACCTCCTGCAAAGGAACCGTAGCCCATGGGCATTCCCTACGAAAAAGTCAGGCCCGGCACCGATGCCATGCGCGAGATCCAGAAGATTCTCGCCGCCTTCGGTTGCCAGTCCTTCGGCACGATGACCGACAACGACCGGCAAGTTGCCATCGTCATGTTCAAGTGGCGGGAACGCCAGGTGCAGCTTGAGGCGAGTTGGGCCGGCTACGCGCAGGCACTCGTGACCAAGAGCGGCTGGAAGCGCGACGCCGCATTAGAGCACGCCAGACGGGCGGTCTATTCGATCCTGCGGGATTGGGTTAAGGGGCAGACGACCGCCGTAGAGTGCGGCGTATTGAGCTTCGAGACGGCGTTCCTGCCGCACATGGTCTTACCTGATGGTCGCCGCGTGATCGATGCCGCACAGTCTGCCGGGGTACTACCGGCTCCAGACAATAGCCAGCGGGTTGTGGAGTTTCGGAAATGACAGCACTGCAAAACGCCTCGGAGCCTAAATGAGCGACATCAAGCTGACCGCGCACGAAGTCTATCTGCGCGAGCGTATCGCGCAACTGGAGGCTGAGGATATCGAATCAGCGAAGGAAGTGGACGGCTATCGCGCGCGTAATGCCGCCCTCGCCGCCGAGCTGGCAGCCGCCAAGAACCTGCTGACCTGCACTCAGGACGGCGTGAGCGACTGGTTGCGCGGGCAGATCGCGGCGTTTTTGGGGACGGCTACTGCGGAAACGGGAGCGGAACAGCACGACCCAGGGTGCAATAGCTGGGGACAAATGATGTACGCCGGCCATTACCCATGTTCGTGCGGGCTGGCGGCACGCTTAGCTCAGAAAATCAAAGGAGATGATAAGTGAGCCTGAAATTAAGGGTTATTGCGAAGATCGATGCGACTAGGTTTCAACAGGTCTCGCAGTTGCCCGCGTTGGAGAAGGCAGAACTGGCAATCACCTATGACATCGACATGGGGAATGGCGCGGTGGCGACCGCCGAGTCCGAGGCTGGCGTGATTGAATTTCTCGAATGTCTGCGCAAGGACGCTGCTTCTGACCGGAGAGTGAAGTGATGAACTGCAAGCAGGGCGATTTGGCCATGATCGTCAAGACTATCGAAGGCAAACAGAATGGCATCGTAGTTAGATGCCTAGAGTTCTACTCTGGACCATTCGCCAACAATCTAGTGAGCCATAGGCCTTGGTGGCGGATAGACAGGAAAATTCATGTCGGCAGTAAGGATGGTCCTGGAGGCTGGTTTGATCTGTGCCCAGATGAGTGCCTTATGCCGATCAATCCGCTTGATGACAAATCGATCGTCGAGCCTGAAAGCATTGCACGCATCGAGTGACTCCGAGAAGCAGACATAATCAATGCTTCTACGTCGCCACGAACCGCATGAGCATAAACTTAATGAAACATCTGTATTTACAGTGTTTCGGCAACCAGAGGTTGCGGGTATGCTTCGATCTCCTACCACGGAGATCACAATGACAATGAATGAGCTTTTCGACCGCTATATCGCAGAGTGCATGGAAGATTTGCAGCCCCGCACGAAGCGCGATTACTTGGGAATCTTCCAGTTATTGCGCAAGCAGTTTGGCCATTTCGACCCTCACGAGATCAAGCCCCGGCACGTTGCCGCATTCCTCGATGTGAAAAAAGGCCGCATTCACCGCAACCGAATGGTGATGCTGCTATCGATGGTTTTCTATAAGGCAATCGGACGGTGGTGCATCAGCGACGACCTGGTGAACCCCTGCTCAGCGGTCGAGCGCTGGCCGACGCGGCCTCGAGACCGATACATCACAGACGATGAGTTCAACGGCTGTCGCGCTATCGCGTGCGCGCAGGTACAGATTGCGATGGACTTGGCGCTCCTCACCGGCCAGCGGCAGTCAGATATCATCGGCTTGACCTGGAAGCAGGTAAAGACGGTTGGAGTTCCGCGAGCCGACTGGCGAATTGAGATCACCCAAGGGAAGACCGGCAAGAAGCTGGCCATCATGATCTCGCCGGCAATTGAGACCGTCCTGAAGCGCGCCAGGGTCATGGAGCCCATGTGGCCGCACCAGTACGTGATCCGTACTAACCCCAAGAATCTGAAGAAGAAAGGTTTGCGCTACACGCCAGATGGCTTCAGGGCACTGTGGCAGCGGACGCAGCAAAAGTGGGTCAGGTTGGGTAACGAGCGCTTTCATTTTCACGATATTCGGGCGAAGTGCATTTCCGACAACAAGAACCTGGACGCCGCGTATCTGCTGGCTGGGCACATGGACGTGAAAATGACTCGCCGCGTTTACGACAGAGCAATGCGCCGTGTTGAACCGCTTCGATGAGGTCTGCGATTGGATCGAGAGCGTCGACGGGTGGGAGACCGATTGCGGGCAGACCCTGGATATATTGGTGAGGACACCAGAGGAAACGGGGATGCTGGTTTGTATCCGCTGCGGGCGTCCGATCAGGTCTTTTTATGGAACCGAGTCTGAAATAGGTGACAAATGATCCAGGACAAAGCCGAGCGCATGTTGCGCTTCTACAAGATCAAGTTGGGCGAGGGGCTGTCCGCCGAAGCGGCCATGGAGAAGACCGAGCGCAAGTTCACGCCGAGTGCCTACGAGCTGACGGTGCTGAATGAGCGGTTGCAGGCTGAAACAGGAGCCAAGCATGAATGATCTTTTGCCATGCCCGTTCTGCGGATCACCTGCGGAGGAAGGGGCTAGGTGGCCCGCGCATTATGGTTGCTCTGATCAGGACTGCGGCGCGTACATGGCCAATCTCACGCGAGAGCAATGGAACCGGCGTCCTCCTGCCGACACAGGAGCCGAGCATGGTCGATGACAAGGAACTCGCAGCGATCATTGCCAAGGAGATATTCGAGATTGGTGGCGCTCGCTTGGATGGCGAAAAGGTTACTCGTATCCAGTTCATGCATGGGAGAAATCCGGAGCGAGCTGGTTGTGGCTATGCCGAAAAACCGCTTGCCGATTTCATAGAGATGGTTCTCAACAAGCACCGGAGCTACTAGGTGAC